AGGGACATAAGTGTACTTGATGATATTCCACTTAAATAAGATTGGTTAATATCCATCAATACATCTTTATATCCACTACCACCATCTAAAACTTCAATTCCATTTATTTCATAATTTCCAGAAAGATTTATGTATGTTTTGAGTCTTATAGATGCGTCTTCACCTGTTACTGAATTAACAATCAAAGATGGATTTTCTACAGTGCTAATTAAATCAGATTCAGATAACCCTTCAAGATCTATGAATGCAGATATTATAGCACCATCTAATATTTGATTATTTTCATATAGATCATATAAACTGTAAAACGACGAGTTTGGTGATAATTGACTAGTTTGTATTAAATCTTCTACCTCTTCCAATTTTGTTTTAATTGAAATCGATAGATCTGCAGAATCTGAACCAAAAAATACGGATGTGTATTTGTCGTTTTTTCCATCAAACAAATGAAAACAATTCGAACAAGAGATGCCGGGTATTGTTGTAAACAAATCTCCTTTGGAATACTCTACATAAGAATTGTCGGAAATGGCTAACTGTGTATCTTCATTAAAATAAATACCACAATTACCAGAAACACCAGTGCCATAATCAGAACAGAAATTAAATGCTCTTCTATATTGATTTACTTGATTTCCTTCGATATCCAGAAAATCAAAACTGACGATTGGAATCCAATCATTACTTAAATATTTAAAAATATCACTATTAACTCTGAATACTGGCAACCAAGTATATCCATCTTCATATGTTCTCTTACCGTAACTATGAGTTGGAGTTATAGTTGAAACATAATCTCCATCTTCATCTATTCTATTATTTGGATTATTGGATATGCAAAGATATATTAATCTAGTTTGAGGAACATAAACATAATAATTGGTGCTTGTATCTAAATTTGTTCTCCAGTATGAATAATACGAACTTCTATTCCAAGATATATTTGGAACAACACCAATTACATCATTTTTTGTTACTTTAACGGAGAGATGAGCATCTTTCCATGCACTTTGAAAAAGTTTCGGTGAATTGGAATTTAATGTAGAATCGGTTGTACCAAGTAAAAGATATTGGATATTATCTTTACCATATGATTTTACATAGTTTTTAGCATCTGACATTTAAACTCCTATTATGGGCATCCGCCGCATGTTAAACCGTAATTTGGACTGGTGAACCCCTGCACATAGCATAACTGGAACATGTCCGTGATATTTATATCAAAAAATCTACTTGCTGTTATTTCGCCTGTCCAATTAGGATACACATGTGTTGGCATTTCAAACTCTTTATCATACGGATCAGCGCAACCGACACAAGCAGTTAAACCATATAAAGGAGTGACACCATCGGGCCCAGTTCCTATTTGTGTTGTATAAGATGTAGTTAAACCATATGGAAAATAATTTCCAATTAGGGGTGACTCGCATACTGTAAATACTATATCTCCATCACCAGGACCTTGATAATCGGTTATTGTTTTTTCAAAAACAACTTTTAATCCTGCTGGGTGCATCATGTTCAGATATGTGTCACGATATATGTCCGCAGTCAATCCGACTTTCATTAAGTATGAAAAATCCTGAATCCAATCCGAATCTTGCATTCTGGATCCATTTAAATATGATCCTGCTAGATCATTCCTTGATTCATATGATCCAGTTCCACCTTTAAATTTGAATGAATCATTATAGAATCTACCACCATTCAAACGCAAAACTAATTGTTTTGGGTAATAAATTTGTATATCATCTGGACTTATGGAAAATAGTTTATTGAAAAAATATTTCACCGATTCTAGTGTGGTTTTCTTCTGATATAGATTTTTTCTTACATCTTTAACAAATTGAATGAATGATTCCGTTTCTATTTGACCACCGTTTATCTTTAGTAAATTAGAATCAAACCCATCCAAGTATATTGAAATGAAGGATTTATAATAAACTTCTTTAGTTTTTTCTATGTCTATTAAATCTAATAAGTTTTGAGATAAAGTATAACGAGCACCATCGGACTCATCGCAATATAACCAATCATAATATTTTTGCAAAAAATCAAATATAGTAACGGGATTTTGACCCTCAGATTCCATTTTTTGCTTTTCAAAAACTACCCACAATGGAACATATTTTGATATATCAAATACGGTATTACAAGTATCAGTGTTTATATCAATTTCACTATTGACTAAATCAAAAAAATTGTCAATTTGTGATTGAAAATCTTGAGATGCTTGTATTAGGGAAATCATGCCTTAGACATAACCTTTGTTAGATAGATGTTATTTACATTTATTCCCGCATTAATGTATTTTTTAGCAAGAGGTAAAATTACAGTATAGGTATTTGTGGCCACCGGAGCAATTCTTAAAATTCCTCGTTTTATATCAATTTCACCGAATGATCCTTGTATTTCTATACCATTCAAATCCCCTTGAGTATAATATGCTTTTAAATTAATCATTTTAGTCAAATCTGTCTGATATGTTGTGACTAAGTATAACGCAAAATTTCTGCCAATGCTGTCTGTAATATCTGATGTTATTTTTATATTTTCACTTAAACCTATATCAAATTCATTAAATGAATTTATGATCAATTCCTGATTTGGTTCTCCAACCACCCTCATGCTTATTGAAAAATCTTCAGATGACATTATAGCATCAGCAGAATATGCGGAATTTACACTTTGAGATACTTCATCCGCATATAATTCTAAATTGAACTTGTTATATTCTATAAAGTTTCTTTGTATATAATCCTTAATATCGTTTTCGATGTCTTGTTTTTGACTTGGTGTTAGAAATTGATTTTTAAGTTTGAAGGCAATCTCTACTCGATAATCTACTGTTTTTGGTTGAACATACTCTGGTAATATGGTTATTACTGAGTTTTCTTTAAGAATAGTTAAAAGTTTTGAAATATTTGCTTCTTCCAACCCTGTTAATGATATGAAAACTCTTCCGTATCTTGGTGGATATATTTCTTCTCCTCCAAAAATAACAAAGTCATCTTCTCCATTTACAAGGTTAGAATTTAAAACTAATGCTTGATAGTCTCTCTTGGTGACCGCTCTCCCCTGTGAGGAGAACCATTTTGGCGCAACAAATTTAATTAGATCTATATCGGGTTGATCTAGACCGCCATTAGATGGATCACATTCATCACAAGATGTTCCAACATCTAAATTACCTGGCGTATATCCTACTGGTTCTCCTGCCGTAAATGCATATATTCCATTTGCAGCAGAGCCAGATGAAATTACATATCGTATTTCTAACAAATCGCCTTCTTCGAGCGATTTACCCAAACTATTAGTGAATCCAAACTGAACTGCATACCCCCCAGAGGAAAGTCTTTCTATGAAATAGATATTATCTTCTGTCTGAAAATTTGAACCTATATTTCCAACTAATCTCCATGTAGTATAGTCTTCTTGATTACTTAGTTTTACTCTAGCTCTTATTGAAGAGATATCTACATTTTCATTATTGATGTAATATTTTTGTTTATCGAAATCAAAGGAATTTATTGCAGATGAATCCACAACCAATTCTCCTTCAATTACTTCCAATAGGGTATCGCTATCCTGAATAACACTAGTTTCTAAATTAACAAAGGTATATTGTAATCCGTCTTCATTTATTCCATAAAATGTTTCGTGTTCGGGAAATGTTGCAGATTCTGCTGCTCCAATATCTATACCCGTTACTAAAATTTTTGCCCTTGCTGATCTTCTTCCAGAAACAGTATAACCAAGGGGTTTAGTTAGTGAAATAAGCGACTCTATTCTTTGTGCAGAATCAAGAAACATTTCACTTGCAACCATATTCATATAATAAGCATAGTAAAATGTATTATATGATAATAAATCTATTAGGGTTCTTATTGCAGATCCCTCATAGTTGTAATCTTTGATTATATTTTGCGATTTTAAGTAATTTATAAGACTAGTTTTTATTTCTTCATAGTCCAAACTACCTAAAACTGGTGGTTTTACTTTTGCCAATTATCTGGTCCTTTCTAATGATATTCTTAATGTTTTTGATGCTGGACTATTTGATTCTCTATAAATTACATCAATTAATACTGTTCTTAGTTCGGTTGGTTCTGTGCTAAAAACAATATCTTCGCAAAAAATTCTAGGTTCATACATGTCTAAAGAATTTTTAATTCTATATTTATATCCTAACAGATTAATATCATCGTTTGGATTAACAGGATCAAAATTTTCAAATAGCATATCATAAATCGATCCACCAAAATCTGGTAAGAATGGCCTCTCACCAAGATTAGTTAAAGTGATATTGATTATTGATTGCTGTAAAGCACTTCCATCTTTCTTTAAATTTATATCCTCAGTGAATAAATTCCTGCTAAGAAAGAATGGAAGATCTGAATGAAGATTTTTGCCTATTAATTGCATAGTTGAAATTATTTATAGTATTTTTGATCAGATTTAACCATATTCAACCATTTCTTTATACAACGCTTCCAAACCAGGAGTTATATACTCGGGTGGTCTTTCTGCGGTATCTCTGTTCAGGACTAAAACCATCGACGCACTGTTATCCTTGTGGAATAGATGTTTGATTGCGGTAATTAACCATTTTCCGTGTGTATTTTTTTCTTGTTTTGGTAAACTTGGACTAATTGCACCGTAATGATTAGTTTTAATCAACATACCAACCTTTGGTATAGAAGTATAGGGAACCATGATTGACATTTGTTGTGCGCTCATTTGTGTCATTTGTGCAACTCTATTAAGTGGTGTTGCCAATGGTGTATCCCAGAAATTTGAATATGTTCTATTATATTCAAGATATTCTTTGAACTTGCTATTCTGACACGGACAAATACAACTACAGGGAGCATCTGGATCACTCCATACACATCCAAGATACTCTTCCCCAAGAACTGTCTTGATTAATTCACATTCCTTTAGTTCTTGCCATTTGCAGAAAAGATCTATGTAGCTTGGTTCTGGTTCTTTGGGTTTTTTGTCTTTACAAGGACAATTGCAATAAGGATCATTTTGTGGGCATCCACTATAACCTATGGGTGCCTCTGGGTTTGCACATACAAACCCTTCACAAATCTTAGATTTTCTGGTAAAAACTAAAAACTGAGCTGAGAAGTTATTATCAAAAAGATCATAATTTGGTTTCATAGTTGGCGGAGAAACCATACCATAATCGCTCTCTCCACTCAAATCATATTTCCATACATCTTCTGTAACCAATCCAGGTCTATAGAGCAAGAAGTTTGCTTTCATCCAATTCATTGTTGTTTCGTAGAACCACCCAGCACCCGCCCCACCAATGTTATTCGAATCGTGAACTTTTGCATAATCGCTTCTATTTGCATCGCTGATCGCACTTAAAACTTTTAAACCGCTTAACTGTGCTCTACCAGTTGGTGTCAAACGCAACCATCTGTCAAGATCACTCCCATACCACCAGACATAATCTTTCCATTTATATCCCATTAGATCTCCAATAATTCCACTGTTTTCTCCGTTTTCTATTTCTCCAAATTTTACGGATAAAATATGAAATAGATCTTGTGGTATAAAGATATTCTTCTT